GCACTCAAGATAGATTTGAAGTCACTTGGAGTTGTTCCCCAAAACTTAGTGTCTCAGGAGAACCTTGGGAGACTGCTATTAAGCCTGATGTTGCTAGTCAGTATAACAGTGTTAACAGTAGTGAACTTTATCTCAAGTTTGTTGTGGCTACTGATGACGACTTTGACGAAGTTACGAAAGCTGTGGACGCTTACAGAAGTGCCGGGGTGGAATGTCCGGTATATCTTATGCCAATGGGTGGACGCAGTGAAGAATATTCCCTCAATGTTAAAGACGTTGCCGAAGCGTGTATGGAAAGAGGATGGAGATTCACTCCAAGACTCCACATCTCATTATTCGGAAATGCCTGGGGAACTTAATAAGTTGAGCGAATATAAAAATGCACAACACGCAAAAGCAATGAAAGCATCTATTGATCAAGATGCAATACGAAAGGCAGGATGGTAAATATGGATTGGAATAAAGTAAAAAAAGCAATAGGCATACAGCCTAAAATTGCAAAAGAAGTAACTAAAGAACCTACACAAGAAGACATTAGACGTGACGCTCTTGATAAAGAAAAAGAAGCAGCAACTAAAGCAGGTCAACCTTGGGTTGCTGTATTAGATACACAAGTAAATCCAGATAACATTCGAAACGGGTTCTTTGAGCTCGATTGGAATAATGAGTTTATCGAACAATTACTTGATGTAGGGTATAGTGGAGAAACGAACGAAGAAATTGTTGATCAATGGTTTAGAACTATTGTTACTCAAATGCTTCAAGAAGATGGACAAGACTCGGATAGAGGAATGGGACATATTAATGTAGTACCAATTGACAAAGGAAGAAGTGAAGTATCTTAGTACTTGACACAAGCCAGATCTGGTGCTATAATAGTACTATAATTTACACAAAGGCAAAACTATGTTAGAAATTTTAGGCATTACACTACTTGTTGCATTCGTGCAGAATGGCGACTTGTTCTCATTATGTATATCGGGGTGTTCATAATATGGCAACTTACATTCTTGTAGACACAGCAAACACTTTCTTTAGAGCTCGGCACGTTGTACGTGGCGACTTAGATACTAAAGTAGGTATGGCACTACATATTACTCTTGCAGGTGTTAAGAAAGCATGGAAGGACTTCAATGCTGATCATGTTGTATTCTGTTTAGAAGGTCGTAGCTGGCGTAAAGACTTTTATGAGCCGTACAAGCGTAATAGGCAAGTTGCACGTGATAAGATGACTGTTACTGAGTCAGAAGAAGATAAAGTGTTTTGGGAAATATTTGACGAGTTTAAAGACTTTGTAAGTACAAAGACTAACTGTACTGTTATGCGTCATCCGCAACTAGAAGCAGATGATCTTATTGCTGGTTGGGTACAAGCACATCCTAATGACAATCATGTTATTATTAGTACTGACGGTGACTTTGCACAACTTATTGCACCTAACTGTAAACAGTATAACGGCATACAAGATGTTACAATTACACACGAAGGTTACTTTGATAAGAAAGGTGATCGTGTAATTGACAAGAAAACTAAAGAGGACAAGCCTGCACCGCTACCCGACTTTATGTTGTTTGAGAAGTGTATGCGTGGCGACACAAGTGACAACGTGTTTAGTGCTTACCCTGGTGTACGTAAGAAAGGCACTAAGAACAAAGTAGGTCTTATTGAAGCATATGCTGACAAAGACACTAAAGGTTACAACTGGAATAACATGATGCTACAGCGTTGGACTGATCATGAAGGTGTAGAACATCGTGTACTAGATGACTACAATCGCAATGTTGTACTATGTGATTTGACTGCACAACCTGCAGACATTAGAGAGATAATTAATAATACTATTGCAGAGAATGCAAAGCCTAAAGAAGTATCGCAAGTTGGTATGAGACTTATGAAGTTTTGTGCTAAGTGGGATATGCAACGTATTGCAGATCAGGCGGCAACCTTTGCAGAACCCCTACAAGCGAGGTACATTAAATGAGCGTAGAAGCTAAAGAAATTTTAAAGAATAAATTTTGGATTGTTGAATCCAAAGGTGAAAGATTAGGCACACTATCAGTCAACGACGAAAAGCAATATATGCTCACTAACCAAGATGGAACTAGATTTTTTAGTAATATTAAACAACTAAAAAGTTCTTTAAATACAGAAATATCATGGACTGACTCAAAAACTATTGAGGATAAAGCAGAAAACATAGTACACGGTTATGCTACTAGTTGTACTCCATATAATCCTATATTTGACGTAAAGAACAAATTACCGTTGTTTACTAAAAGTCAAAAGTCAAAGAGTCTATATTGTGCAGGTTACTTTATTATTAAATTTGATAAAGGTTGGGTTAAAAGTTTTTGCCCAAAAATGATAACAGTTGAACGATACATAACTCAAGGTCCGTTTAAAACTGACATTGAGATGCGACAAGCATTGAGTATTGTTAATGCAAGGTAATATACTTTTCGTAGGTTGTAGTCATTCTCAAGGTTACTGGAGGAATAATCTTCTTAAACAGGACCATATGTGGAATGATAATAACTATGCAAAAATATATGCACAAGAGTTGGCTGACGAACAATGTTATGTATATGCACAAGGCGGTGCGCCTAATAGTAAATATCCTCGGTGGATAAAGCATATGTTAGATATACACAGCAATATCTCTAAAGTAGTAATACAGTCTACGTACTGGGATAGATGGTTAATGGCTACTAATAAACTGGTAGACTATCCTGAGTTAGAAGTTGGACATTTTACAAGAGAATATGAAAAAACTGATGATTACATTTTATACGACGATTACAACTCTGTTGAATATACTTACGGAGAATGGAGTGAAAAAATAAAAACATCAAGTGTAAGACCATACACTCAGGGTATTCCGTTGTTAGACGGAGGTTTACGTTGGCCAGGATATGATGATAGTTACATGCATATGAAATTTCATACTGATGTAACTACACACCTAACACATGAAACATACTGTAAAGATCTTTGTTTAATTGACCTATTATGCAAAGAAAAGGGTATACCTGTATATGTATGGCGCATAAATGATAAGGTTGATTGGCCTAAAAACTTTAATACTTACAGTAATCTTAGCAATACAAAAGTATTTTCGCAATCTGCAGAAAACTGGATTAACGAACATCAAGGTATTGATATTACTAAAACACAAGTCGATGAAGAACATTACAGCGTTGATTCGCATAAACTAATTGCACACAAATTTATTCCGGAGTTACTTAATGACTGATCCAATAAACACACTTCCAATACAACAATTTATTTCATCTGTAAAGTCTGCAGATGCTAGTAATGCTAGAGAAGTAAAGTTAGACACACAGTCTGCTAAAAGACTAGCGTTTACTCTCGGTGAAGTTTTAGCTCGATTAAATGGTGACTTAGAAGAATTACTAATCAAAAAAGCATCAGGCGATGATGATAAGGTAGTTGTACAATTTGGAAGTACGGAAGGCAATTGGAAGTAATTGTCAATTATTGGATTCACTCGAATTGGTAAATCTTTAATTACTAGTTGCCTAATAGTTAGAGGAAATCGTTGTTACAGCATTCCTTTAGTGTTTCCTATTTACAACATTGTTAGATACTTTTGGATACTTTCTATTAAGTTACGATTGCGGCGCCTAAATAAACTACGCAGATAACTTAAAAGAGATAAATATATGCGTATATAATATTAAAGGATACGCATATGAGTAGACCCAAACCAACAGTTCTTCTTGAGAATATAGATAAGAAAACTTACAAGAGCGAACAGGTGCTAAAAGCAGAAGCTATCTGGGCTGTATTCTATAAGGACGAACCGTTTAACTTAAAAAGTTCAAATGTATTAACTAATTATCCTGGACCTAAATATAAGAAAACAAGTTTTTCAAATCCAGGACATGCCCACAACTTAGCTAAAAAACTAAACGATATGTTCCATTCAGACGAGTTTTGTGTTATGCGAATGACTACAGGTGACGTAGTTGTAGAAGAATGAACTGGAAAGAAACATACACTAAAGTCTTTCTAAAACAACTTCAAAAAAGTACTGATACTGCAACAGTTAAACAGTACATGCCTCTTTGGTGGAGGAACACAAGAAATAAAAGTACTGGCGGACTAAGGCTTACTGAGACTGGATACGAAATACTTATGAATATAGGTATTGAAACGTACGACATCCCTTTCCCATCAGACATGCCACTTACTACACAAGTTATTATATTTTTAGATCAGTTTATTAGTTGTCCGTACTTTATAACTAATAAAGGAATCATTGTAACAGATCAAAAGAAAGCAGTCGAACTAACTCTTTTTAGCGGCGATGTGCGTAAGTACGGACTAACAAAAGCAATGAAAAGATCAGAAAAAGGTTGACATTTGCTGTAATTAGTGTATACTGTATATATAAGTTAGAAATTAGCACTGATAACACATAAAGAGGGAATACACTATGTCAGACGTAACACGCACCGTTAGCCCGAACCAGGCAAAATCAAGTATTAAACATGCTCTTAAAAAGAAGCGTCCTATCTTTTTATGGGGTCCTCCAGGTATTGGTAAATCCGATATTGTAGGTCAAGTTACAAATGACCTAGGTAACTCACTCTTAATTGATATTCGACTATCACTTTGGGAACCTACAGACATTAAAGGTATTCCATATTTTGATACTAATATTAATAAGATGGTGTGGGGTGCACCTGCAGAATTGCCAGACGCAGTAATGGCATCAAAGTATGATACTATCGTACTGTTCTTAGACGAAATGAACTCTGCGGCACCTAGTGTACAAGCGGCAGCATATCAGCTTATTCTTAACCGTAAGGTAGGACAATATACACTACCAGACAATGTTGTAATTGTTGCAGCTGGCAACCGTGACGCAGACAAAGGTGTTACGTATCGTATGCCTGCTCCGTTAGCTAATCGCTTTATCCACTTAGAATTACGTGTAGACTTTGACGATTGGTTTAGCTGGTCAGTAGAAAATAAACAACATAATGATGTTGTAGGTTACTTAACCTTTGCAAAACATGATTTATATGATTTCGACCCTAGATCATCATCACGTTCATTTGCAACACCACGTACTTGGTCGTTTGTAAGTGAATTGCTTGAAGATGATTTAGACGAAGGCACCACAACAGATTTAATTGCTGGTGCAGTAGGAGAAGGACTTGCTGTTAAATTTATGGCACACCGTAAAGTTGCAAGTTCAATGCCAAATCCAAGTGATATCTTATTAGGAAAAGTTAAGGAGATGAAGACCAAAGAAGTCAGTGCTATGTATTCCTTGACCGTATCTCTTTGCTATGAACTAAAAGAAGCAAGCGACAAGAATGATAAAAAGTTTGACGATAAAGTTAACAATTTCTTACGCTTTGCAATGGATAACTTTGAAACAGAAATGGTAGTTATGGGTATCAAACTAGCCCTTGCACAATACCAACTTCCAATTGACCCAGATGAGGTTGAGTGTTTTGATGAATTCCATGATCGATTTGGAAAATATATTAAGGCTGCACAACAGTCTTAATACTATTAAGGGCGGGTTCTTTTGGGCTCGCCCTTATTTTTGGTTGACAAATACTATATAGATGCTATAATATATGTATAAGTTAGAACAATGAGAGGCGCAATATGTTAGATTTTTTACCACAGTGTGTAGCAATGCAAATGTCTACAGAAAAGACTGCAAGTAAACTAAAAAACTGGCAACCTGATCCAAACATTACTCCAGAACAACTAGAAGAAATGCGTGTAGAAGTATACGATCGTATTGTAGTTGCTCGTGTAGGTTT